TTACTGACATGATATGCTCATTGTACTTATTGCCGTTCTTTACTGGCTAGTACGGCGTTTTCATTACTGAGCCCACACACCGAGCCCGCCCATGTGCGGGCATTTTTGCGCCTGCTTTAAGCTGCTGATGTTGAACACCAGGAACAATCAAGCTGCAGATGTTGAACAGGTTAAGCCGAGCTACACCGAACCCACATGAAACAGAGGGAGCGCGCATAGCTAGATCCCGATAAACTGCCCTAACTTCATAGGGGAAGGGGGAAATAATCGAGACCACCCACAGCCCCAGACAAGACGCAAGAGGAAGCAGACACTACTCATCATCCCCAAGGGGACCACCTATCACGCCAGCCCCGCCCACGAGCTAGATCAAATCCCATCTGGCATAACAACTGGTTTATTTATATCCCCCCCCCATATACCAAGTGGCACAAATAAAACTCAAATGGCATAAAATCGTGTCCCCACCTCGCCCACCCAATGAGTTCTGAGGTTGCCTCAATATGTCAGATCATGGTGGTACAGAGATCGCAGGGTGGATCCGTTATGCTGTTGTGATATGGTCCTGTGCAGAAGCGAGTCAGACGAGAAGCCAAGCACGAAGGTGTCGATGAACAGAGCGGTTACCAAGTGCATATATCTCGATGAACAGAGCGAGTACCAAGCGCATAGATGTCGATGAGACGGGGTAAACACGGACGGCTGTAATGAGACGGAAGATCCCCCAAGGCCCATGTTAAATCAAAAAAGTATCCCCCCCCCATATTAATTGGCTATAAGTCAGTATGGAGGTCACAATGCCACAGAAAAAGAAACGCAACTACCGCAAGGAATATGACAGCTACCATGGGACTGCTAAGCAACGCAAAAACCGTTCTACACGCAACAAGGCACGCAGAAAGCTTAAACTGAAGGCTGGAGACAAGCGTGAGGTCGATCACAAGAAACCGCTAAGCAAGGGCGGGACCAATGCCCGAAAAAACCTGCGTGCAGTATCTCGCAAGACCAACCGTAAAAAGCACACCAAATAAATACCAATTTGACACCAAACACACACCAAAGTAATATAGGATATACACGGGAGCACACATGCCGAAAAAGATGGTCAAGAAAGTAATGGTTCTATCTGCCGAAATGCAGAGGGCTGTAGACATGGTTGCAGACGGTCATACATACGCATCTGTCAGCAGAACGCTAGGCATCCATATCAACACGCTATACAAGTGGCGCAGCAAGCCCAGTTTTCAGTATGCACTGCTCGAGAAAGGCGAAGCATTAACCCAAAGCAACGACGAGATGTTCAATGCCTATATCCAAGGCAGAGTAGATGGTTTAGTCCTGTCAGCCATGGAAGCACTAGATGTAGTACTCCGACAAGGCGACAGCGAAAACGCAAGGGTTGCAGCAGCAAAGTATGTCCTCGAAACCTTCAGAACCCAAGAAGAGCATGAGGGCGGTGAGAAGTCAATGAAGGATATAGACGAACTCAAGAAAGCACTTCGCATCGTATGAAGTTCCTAGAAAGCATCCCGAAAGATGTCAGAGACGACATCCGCAAAGCCATCAGCAAATCGAGTAAGTTTGTGGGGATGCTGTCCATACAGGACAAACGCAACCACAAGATGGTGAAGTTCAAGATGAACGACGAGCAGAAGTACCTGCTTAAAGAACTACAGCAGCACAATCGCATCATCATCTTAAAGCCAAGACAGATTGGGGTAAGCACCTTGCTGAGAGCGTATGCCTTTTGGAAAGCGTACATAGCCACAGAGCCAGTGCAATGGGGCGTCATCAGTTTCCACGACCGTAGTGCTAAACATCTGCGTCGGATGGATGACAAGTTCCACAAGAGTTTACCCAAACTATTGCATCGTCAGTTCAGTGTTTCTAACACGCAGGATTTGGAGTTCAAGGATACGGGCGCTAGATTGTCTTCGTATACTGCGGGGTCCAAGGGGGGAACTCGAAGTTTTACTTTGACATCTGTCCACCTGAGCGAGTTTGCATTCTATGATGATCCTGACGAGTTGCTGGCAACAACCATGGCAGCAGTAGGAGACGGTCAGGTGATAATAGAGAGTACACCAAACCGTGCTGGCGATGCATTTCACAGATTGGTGACTGGAGCACCAGAGAACGGTTGGAAGTTGGTGACCTTCTGGTGGTATCAGCACAAGAACTATCGGGTGCGAGTTGGGGAAGACTTTGAGTACACGGCTGAAGAAGAGGCCATGGCGGAGGTATACGACTTAGACCCTGAGCAGGTCATGTGGCGTCGGCAGCAGATTGCGACCTTGGGGTTGGAGAAGTTCAGGCGGGAGTATCCAGCGTGCTTGGATGACGCCTTCCACTTTACGACTTCAACATATTTTCATGGAGATGATCTTAAGAAGATTACACCGATATGGTTTGAGACGGCAGAGCGTCGCTATGAGGATGCGGTAGAAAATGATGCGTATGTCATGGGCGTGGATGTCAGTGCGGGTGTTAACCTAGACTACAGTGTAATAACAGTTGTGTCATTAGCAAGTTTGCAAGTCGTTTATCAGTATCGAACCAATACAGTACCACCGGTAATGTTCAGTGAGAAGGTGGCGGACATTGGTTGGGAATACAACAATGCGATGATTTTGTGTGAAAGCAACAACCATGGGCATGTGGTTTTGACACGGCTGCGGGACTTCAGGTACAAGAACCTGTGGCGAGATGCAAAGGGCAAAGACTGGACGACAACGGTCAAAAGCAAGTTAGATGCGTTTGAGACTTTGCGTGAGTTTATTGTGGCGGAGATTATTGAAAGTTTAGATATGACAACGATTATGGAGTTGCGGTCGTTGATGGTAGAGAAGGTAACGCCCGAGGCTCCGAAAGGTTTGCATGATGACATGGCAATGTCGTTGGCATTGGCTTATAGGTGTACCCGAGATGTGCCTCGTCGAGTTTTGCGCAGAGCGCAGGAAAATATGGTAGACGAATTTATCAGACACAGAAGGGTCGGTAGAAGGCAATCCAATCCAATACCTTGGGAGCGTAAGTCATGATAACAGCTAAGATCTTGCAAGCATTGTATGAGCAGCATGAGGAGTATTGGCGCAATGAGCGTCCAAAGATGCGTAAGTTGCGTTTGGCATACAACTGTGAGTATTGGGACAAGCGAGACAACTATGGTCAGATCCTCATTGAAACGACTAGGGCGTACGAGTTTATTGAAGGCTACATTGCGTCGTTGTTCACACGGTCGCCTGCGGTGGTGTTCAAAGCGGATGTGCGTGGGCGTGGCAATCCGATTAAAGCGCAATTGATGACCAATGCGTTTTTAGACAGCATACGAACGCAGTTGGAAGATGCCAGTCGGCTGGCGTTGATTTACCCTGCGTCGTTTGTCAAGTTGGTTCCCAATGAAAACCCAGACCCTTTTAAGCGCATTAGTGCGGTGGCAATCAATGCGTGGGACATTATTGTGGACACCGATGCTGCCAGTTGGTATGACCAGCGTTTTGTTGCACATCGGTATTACATGACTTTGCAAGATGCTCGCAAGAAGTTTGGCAACAAGCGTTTTGTGAGTGCGCCATTGATTAAGTACTTGGACTATGTCGATGGTGAGGAAAGTCGGGGATATGGTGGGCGCAAAGCCTCTGAGGAGACGGAGCCCGTATTTGAGTATGTTGAGATTGTGGAGTGCTATGACTTCCGTGGGGATAAGCTACGAGTCTGGTCTCCAGACTACGCAAATGGAGAGAAGTTTTTGTACGAAGGTGTTGTCATCGAAGAAGGCGAAGGGGATGACATTACCAAGACAAAATACGACAACATACCGTTTCGTTCAGCAAGCGATGCGCCCATCAGTCCTATTGTCCCGTTGTATTATTCACGGCAGCCAGATGTGCCGTTGCGTGGATACAGTGCGTTGTTCAGAGTGTATGACCAAGTCCAAGAGACCAATGTCATTCGCACTTATCAGGCAAACATGGTGCGCCGTGCCGCCCGTCAGTGGGTTGTTGAGCAGGGTGTGTTCGATGCCGATGCCATGAGCAAATTGGCTCAGGGTGTAGATGGTGAGTATGTTGAGGTA